AACGCTGAAGAAGTATTAAACGAATTAAAGTTAATAGCCGAAGAACAGGGTTATGAACTGACAGAAACAGCAGAGAAAGTGGCAAAGTTTATGGAAAGACAGCACATCCCTTTAGGAGTCTGCCCTTGTGAAAGAAAGACACCTGCACCGTATCGTGGCTGTGTTGGGTTTATCTGCAAGAATGAAATTGAAGAAAAAGGTATTTGCCATTGTCAGGTATTTAAAAAGAAAATATAGAAAGAAGAACTTTTTGAATATTTAAAAATAATATAATATAAAAAAGTACTTGACAAATAAAAAAATATAAAATAATCTATTTTTCAGGAGGGGAGATTGAAATGGAAAGTGGAGAAAAAAATTTAGCAAAAGCAGTAATATGGCAAGCGATAAAAGATGCAAGTAGGCACAATCAAAGTTATGATACAAAAAGTGCCAGAAATTTTTTATGTGCTGTAAACACTCTTTGGAAAGAAAGTTTGGAATATTGGTGTGATGTGGCTGGGATAATTCCTGACCACATTATTTTTACATCAAGAAAAAAATGGAGGAAAGATTTATTATGACAGATGAACCTTTGCTTTTTGAAACAAAAGAGTGTTATAATTTGGTTGGGCTTCGTGATGCTTGTATGGTTTATGTAAAGAAAAAATATCCAAATCCAGTTGAAGATGAAGATTATGATGATTATTTACAAATGTTGTCTGATGAGTGTGATTTAGAATTTTGTGATAGGATGAGAAAAATGGCAGACCAAATTGAAGAAAGAATTTTAAATCCATTAAAAAAGCAAGTTCAGGAAACATATAAGGATTTTTTAAAGTGATTTGACTTTTAAAAATGGTTGTGTTATTATTTTGAAAGAGGTAAAAATGGAAGAAGTTATTAGTTATTTAATTGCAATTTGTAAATCTGCTAAAGGTATTCATTATAGGACATTTGGAAAAGAATTTTATTCCGACCATTTGCTTTGTGATAGAATTGCAGATGGTTTAGATGATTTTATTGATGAAATCTTTGAAAATTATTATATGGGAAAAGAAGAAGATGTTCCACAACAAAAGGTTGTTATGTCTGGTGCTTCTGGTTTAATACCTTTAATTGATAATAATATTGAAAAAGACTTTGGTTTATTAGATGAATTGATTGTAAATTGTTTAAGTGTTTTACAAATGGAAGCTAGTAAAGAGGACATTCCGGTTGGGGATAGTGATTTAATGGGTCGGATTGGTTCTGATTTACAGAAAAAACACGGATTTATTTGGCGTAGGCTAAAATAGGAGTTTAAAATGTCGTTTGATATAAATTTAGGTGATACTCGTTCTTCGGTTGTTCGTTTGTCTGAAAAGGCAAAGGAAAATATAAGCGATTATAATTTTACACCGCCTTTGACATTAGGAAAACCCAAAAAAGGCACAAAAAATGATAAATCTTGTATGGCTATGGATAGCTGTATTAAGAATGTATTGTCTGGATTTAAAAATGATTTAATGTATTCAACAACACCTATGTTTGTTGGATATGCTATGTTGTCAAATATTGCACAAGAAGCTTTAATCCGTGCTGGTGTTGAAACTGTGGCAAGTGAAATGACTCGTAAGTTTGTTCAATGGACTTATGATGATGATTATGGTGAAGAAGAAAAAGAAAAGGCTATTGCTGATTTAGAGGACCAAGCGGCTAAATATAAACTTCGTGAAACATTTTATAAGGCTTCTGTAAAAGATGGTTATTTTGGTGGATGTTTGGTTTATATTGATATGGGTAAATTGGATGATGAAGAAGCCGAAGAACCTTTAATTTTAGACCCTAAAACATTTAAAAAGGGAAGTTTAAAAGGGTTTAAAATTATTGAACCAATTAACATTTATCCCGGAACTTATAATACAACAGACCCGACAGATGAACATTATTTTAATCCTGAATACTGGTATATTCTAGGTAAGAAGTATCACGCTAGTAGGTTTTTGTATTTTGCTAGTAATGAAGCACCTTTATTGTTAAAACCTGCTTATAACTTCTTTGGTATTCCGCAAGCCCAATTGGCTTTGGATTATGTGGCTCATTTTGTGGCAAACAGAGAAGCTGCACAAGAATTGTTAAATAAATTTAGTTTGACTTGTTGGAAAACGAATATGGGTCAAGCTTTGCAAGGAAAATCTTGTAATGATTTGGTAAAACGTGCCAAAATGCTTATTCGTGGTAAAACAAATAATGGTGTTATGATTTTGGATAAGGAAACTGAAGATTTAATTCAAATCAATACTCCTTTGTCTGGTGTTCGTGATATTGTTGAAATGTCTTTAAATTTATTGACGGCAGTATGGCATATTCCTAAAATTGAATATCTTGGAGAGGGAGAGGGTGGCTTAAATGCTTCCAGTAAAGAACAAATCCGTTCTTATTATGATTATATTATGGGTAAAAAGGAAAAGGATTATACACAGCCATTAGAAACTGTTTTAAAGATATTCCAGTTAAATATGGGTAAAGGAATAAATCCTGCTCTTGGTTTTAAATTCCCTGCTATGTGGGATATGGATGATGCTGAACGAGCCTCTTTGAATAAACAGCAAGCTGACCGTGATGCTATTTATTTGGCTAATGGTGTATTAAGTCAAGAAGAAGTCCGTCGTAGGTTGTCTTTGGATAGAAACTCTGAATATACTATGATTGATGTTGATGATTTGCCAGAAGCACAAGAAGAACCAATTAAAGAAGTTAATGAAGAAGAAGAAAATGAAGAGGTCCGTAAGGCAATGGATATGGCTTTGGATGAAGAAAATGAAATAATTGGATGGTTTAAAAAATTTGGTAAAAGTATTCCTTTGTTTATGGGTAAAGAACAAAAAAAAGCACTAAAGGCTGTTGAAGGAACAAAAGTAGTTGATAAAAAAGGTAAGCCAGTTGTTGTTTATCACGGAATGCCCCAAAAACAAGAGGGTGGTAAATGGTGCTTTTATTTTACAGAAGATAAAAAAAATGCAGAAACATATACTGGCGGTAAAGAGGGTTCTATTTTAACTGGTTATATTGATGCTAAAAATATAATTGAATTTGATTTTGAGGGTAATATTTATAACAAATATAAAGATGGTAGAAAAACGGATGAAATTGCTCTTGAAATTGCCAAAGAGGGTAAATATGATGGAATAAAATTTAAAAATGTTCTTGATATTGGTGTTAATTCTATCGGAAAATTAAAGGATATTAAACCATCAAATGAATACGTTATATTTGACCCTAATAAATTCAAACAATTTAAAAAAGAATAAAATAAAAAATGGAGGAAAATATGGATTTAAAAGATTTAAAACAGGATAAAAGAAATTATCGTGTTCATAATGAAAAGAATTTATCTTTGATTAAAAAATCAATAGATGAGGTTGGTTTTGGTCGTTCTATTGTTGTAGATAGCCAAAATGAAATTATTGCTGGTAATGGTTTGGTTTCGCAGGTTGAAAAAGGGACTAAAATTAAGGTCATTGAAACAGATGGCTCGGAATTGGTTGTTGTAAAAAGAACAGACCTTAAAACAGATGATGAAAAACGTAAGCGTTTAGCCATTATGGATAATTCCACATCTGATAATTCAAGTTTTGATTTTGCTTTATTACAATCTGATTTTAATATTGACGAATTGGCTGATTTAGGAATTGATGTACCTAATATGGATACGCCAATAGTTGATGAAGAAGAACTTATGAACAACGATAATCTTCAAGAAATGAATACATCAAAAGCATTGGCTCTTTCAAAAATGCCTATAGATACTTATTTGGTGATAAAGTTTGACGAAAATATGTCCAAAAAAGATTTTATTGAAAGATACGCCAAACAAATGAACCCTGATAGTGATATTGATGTAAAAACCCAATTTTGTACTTGGGCATTTATGAAGAAAGACCCTATTGATGATTAATGAATATCCAATATTTGTAATTAGTTATAATCGGGCTAAAAATATGCTACATTGGGAACCAAAGGTAAGTTTATCAGACGGATTGGATAAAACAATAGAATATTTTAAGGAGAAATTATAATGGGTTGGAAAATAAGAAAAGATGGAAAATTTGATACTGGAAGACCAGCAAAAATGGATGAAGCTATTATTGATAAACTCCATAACGCTTTTTCATTGGGTTGTTCTGATGCAGAAGCTTGTTCTTATGCTGAAATAAGTCAAGCATTATTATATAAATATCAAAAGGAACACCCAGACTTTGTAGAGTGGAAAGAGGCACTTAAACAAAAACCTATATTAAAAGCTAAAAATACAATAGCTAAAAATCTTGATGACCCTAAAATTGCCCTTGAATATTTAAAAGCCAAATGTAAGAGTGAATTTGGACAAAGAATGGAAATAACTGGTGCTGATGGTTCTGCCTTTACTCCACCTGTTATTAATATAAATCCAGTAAAAACAAAAGATGGAAATAATTGATATTGACATATTGGATAAATTACTATTCCTTATAAACGAACAATGGCGATATAAGGTGGCTTATGGTGGTCGTGGTTCTGGTAAATCATACGCTTTTGCTGATGCTTGTTTAATAAAGGCAATGAATAGTAAAACTAGAATATTATGTGCTCGTCAATTACAGACATCTATTCGTGATTCGGTTCATAAATTACTTTGCGACCGTATATTTGCCCTTAAAATGGAAAGTTGGTTTGAAATAACCCGTGAAGCAATAAGATGTACTAATGGTTCTGAATTTATCTTTAAGGGTATTCAGAATAATGTTATGGAAATCAAATCAATGGAGGGTGTTGATATTTGTTGGGTGGAAGAAGCTCAATCGGTTAGCGATGAGTCTTGGGAAGTATTAATACCTACTATTCGTAAAGAGGGGTCTGAAATATGGGTGACATTTAATCCTGATAGGGATGATGACTCCACTTATAGACGGTTTGTTAAAAATCCACCACCAGATTGTAAGTCTGTGTTAGTAAATTATATGGACAATCCATATTTCCCTGAAACACTACGAAAGGAAATGGAATATTGTAAAGAGGTGGATTATCCACGCTATGAACATATTTGGCTTGGACATACCATTATGGAAACAGAAGCCCAGATATTTAAAGGTAAGTTTGAATTATTGGAATTTGAAGCTGAACCTTATACACAATTCTTTTATGGCGCTGACTGGGGATTTGCTTGTCTTGGTGGGAATACAATGGTTGCAACTAATAAAGGAGATGTTCCAATTAAAGATATTAAAGTCGGAGATATGGTTTTAACAAGAGATGGATATAAAAAAGTATTATTTACCAAAAATAAAGGAAAAAAATCTGTTTATGATATTGACTTTGGCTACAAAAATAGTATAATAGCAACAGGAGACCATCGTATTTTTACAAAAGATGGTTGGAAACGTGTTGATGAGTTAAAGGAGAATGAAACGGTATGCCTGAAAAAATTGAGTTTAATGGAAGGATTTATAAAAGATACCCGAAAGGGAAACACCCAAATTACTTCTATTACAAATCCAGAAAAGAGCAAAGGATTTTGCATAGGGATATTTGGGAATATTATTATGGAAAAATACCTGAAAACTATGATGTCCACCATATTGACAAAAATCCATTCAATAATGAAATCGGAAATCTTATGTGTGTTTCAAAAAGTGAGCATCAAAAAATACATTACAAAGATAAACTCGGCTCTATTTCAAAAGAAAAAATGCTTGATATTAGAGCAAAGAACGGATATACAAAAGAAAACTGGGAAGAAAGAAGAAAGAAGTCTTTGGAAACGGCTCAAAAAAGGCGTGGTAAATGTAAAGAATGTGGTAAAGAATTTGTGCTTACGAATGTTCATCAAAAGTTTTGTTGTGCAAAGTGTAGAAAGCACTCAAATTCGCGTGATAGCCAAAAGGAATATATTTGTGAAGCGTGTGGTAAAAGATTTATGGCATCATCTTATGAAAAAAGAAAAGCTTGTTCAAAAGAGTGTGCGCATAAACTTACGATTATTAAAAGAAAAGCAAGATGTGTATGATATAACTGTTGAAAATGGTGAGTTTTTTGCTAATGGTGTTTTGGTTCATAATTGCGACCCAACAGCATTGACTAGATGTTTTATTGAAGATAATTGCTTATATATAGATTATGAAGCGGGTGGTGTTGGTGTGGAAATGGAAGAAATACCAGCCCTGTTTGATACTGTTCCAGAGGTTAGGGATTGGAAAATCAGGGCAGATTGTGCCAGACCTGAAACAATATCGTATGTAAAACGGCAGGGGTTTGATTGTGAAGCCGCTGAAAAATGGAAAGGTAGTGTTGAAGATGGCATTGAATATCTACGCTCATTTAAAAAGATATATATTCACCCACGGTGTAAGCATACATACGAGGAATTTAAATACTATTCATATAAAAAGGATAAAGTAAGTGGTGATATATTACCAATAGTTGTTGATGATTGGAACCATTACATTGATAGCATTCGCTATGCTTTACAGCCATACATTAAAAATAATGGTAGAATACAAATCAAAGATGGTTGGGAATTGGAAATGGACCAAATATGATAGATGTATTATATATATTAGGTAATGGCTCAAAAGATAATAAAGAACTAAAATATAGTTTAAGGTCTTTGGATAAGTATGTTAGAAATGTTGGTAGGGTATTTATAACAGGCGAATGTCCTAAATTTGTAAAAGATGTTGTCTATACCAAATGTGATGACCCATATTGCAGAAGTTTAAATCACTTTTATAAAGTTTATTCAACATTTATGACAACGGATATTTCCGATAATTGCCTTTTGATGTATGATGATATATTTTTCTGTAAGGAAGTAAACGCCGAAACTTATCCTTGGTATTATACACCCGTTAGAAGTAATAAGAGCTTTCGAAGTATGTATAATTTAGGATTAGAAATGTCCTATGAGTGGCTAAATAATCATAAATTCAGTGAGCTAAACTTTGCTTGTCATACGCCCTGCATATATAACAGAGAGAAGTTTTGTAAATTAGAGCCTTTATTTAATAAGTATAAATGCGACAATGTTGGTTTATCCCCTCGGATTATATATGGAAATTTATATTGCAGAGATGTCCAAGAGATGAATATGGATGTAAAGATTCGGGCTTTGCATTTAAGTATAGACGAGTTTATAATAGATAAGAATTGTTTTTCAAGTGGGGATGAAACGTTTAAAGGAAATGTAGAAAATTGGTTAAAGAACGAATTTAAACAAAAGAGTAGGTGGGAAAAATGATTATAGTATATTGTTTGGATGAAAATTATATAAGATATACAGATATATCCATTAGAACGATTAAGAAGTTTAATCCGAAAGCTCGTATATTTACTTTTTCAGAGGAAAAGATATATGTAAATGACTTTGTAGAACGTGGATATATGATGAAACTTCCCAAAATATTTAGGAACAGGGGAAATGGCGATAGGATTACAAATACAGCTTATTTAAAATTATATTTACCTAAACTTCCTTTTGATAAGATAATTTACATTGATGGTGATACAATTTGTCAGGGTTCGCTTGAAGAATTGTGGAATATGCCCTGTGAATATATAAATATATGTGAGTCTCATAATTTTGGTAAAAAGCAAGCAAAAGCCATAGGAAATGAAAAATATGGTTTGTCTGGAATGATGGTTATGAACCTAAAGGCATTGAGGGAAATAGATTTTACAAATAAATGCCTAGAAGTTGAAAAGAATTTCCCGACACCTGAAACGGGCTGGCAACACGATGAAACCTGTATCAATGTGGGAATGAGGGATAAACTAACCTTTGTAGATAAGAAATGGGATTATTGTAGGAATAGAATATATGATAGTCCTATAAGGGAACAAGATGCTAAAATACTTCATTATATTGGTATTCAAAAAGATGATATGAACTATCAATATACGTGGTTAAGTGGTTTATTAAATCAAATAAAAGGTAAAAAGGTTGCGATAGTTGGTAATGCCAAATCTATCTTTGATAAGAAGAATGGTAAAAAGATAGATAAACACGATTTTATTATTAGGTTTAATTGTGGGTTTATTAAAGAGCCAGAGTCACAGGGTAGTAGAACAGATATGGTTATGCTTGCTCTTGATATGAAAAAAGAAGATGTTATGTCCTACAACGCCAAATGGGTTATAAACAGAAGCAGACATTATAATAATGAAGTAGATTTTATTATTCCAAACGTGGATAGGGCAAGAATGAGGGATATGTTGGATGCACAGCCATCAACTGGCTTTATAGCTATTGATTTGTGCCTATATGCAGGAGCTTATTCTATTGACTTGTTCGGGTTTGATTGGGAAAAAACAAAGACTTTTTATAATCCTGATGGTTATCAAACACAGCATAAGTATAAAAACGAAGAAAATATAGTTTTAGAATATAAAAAATACGGTTTAGTAAATATTTTTTAATAAAATTTTGTTTATTTTTCAATAAGTAGTAAATTATTTTAAAAATTATCCATTTTTTTGTTTACATTTATATTTTTTTATATTATAGTGTAATTACAAACAGGTTAAAGGTTTGGATTTAAAATGAAAGGAAATATTAAATGTCAACAAGATGTCAAGTTAAAGTTATTGCAAATAAAAAAATGCTATAATAAGTTGTCATTTAGGACAGCTTCTTGACAGACACCCTTGGAATGAGCCGAGGGTGTTTTTTATTATTTGACAAACATAAAAAAATCTGATACGGTATTAGCGATGAAAATAATCCGTAGAGTAGCACCTAATAAGGGTGTGGAAACAGAATATAAGAAAAAATTAGATAAACTGGTGGATGCTATGTCCAAATCGGTTCTATATTGGGTTTTGGCTGATTTTGGTGATAGGAGTGCTAGGGAATTATCTATTGCTATTCAAAAACGGATTAAACAATGGAAAAAGATATTTGGTAAATATTCAGATGATTTGGCTATTTGGTTTGTAAAATCAATTAAAAAGCATATTGAATTTAATATGAAGAATGCTTTTAAGGAAGCTGGCATAAAAATTAAGCAAGATATACCAAAAAACATTATAAAAGCGGTAGAAATTGAAAATAAAGATTTAATAAATAGTATTCCAGAAAAGTATTTTATTGGGGTTGAAACTGTTTGTATGTTAGCTCTTTTATATGATTGGAATAAGACCGATTTGACAAATGAGTTAAAAAAGCGTTATAATATTACTAAGCGACGGGTTCGCATAATTGCCGAAGACCAAACTTATAAAACAAATGAGTTATTCAAAAGGGAGTTATGTAAAGTCGTTGGAGTTCGGAAAGGGAGATGGGTTTATACTTGGAGAAGTGAACATCCTCGTGAAAGCCACATCCAACTTGACGGTGCATTATTTGATTTGAATAAAGGTTGCTATAACTATTATGACAATGAATTTATATATCCGACACAGAAAGTTAATTGCAAGTGTGATTTTGTGCCAGTTATAGAGGAGTTTGGTGACTAATGATTACATACGATAAAAATATATTTGGTAGTAATAGAGAAATAGATGATAATGGTTATCTTCGGGTAGAAGAAAACAATATAACAAAATCAACGGTAAATCCATATCTTGGTCGGGAAATCCCCCATTATAAAGATTTTGGTTTGGAAGCTGATAAAATCTATTATGTATTACGCCCAGAAGAAGAATTGAAAAAAGCTGTTAAGACATTTAATAATTTGCCTTTAACTCGTAAACATATTGAAGTTGATGTTGATAATGTTCCCAAAGAAGATATTATTGGAAGTATGGGTGACAGTGCTGAATTTGATAGCCCATATATTAAAAATAGTCTTATTGTTTATGACAAAAAAGAAATTGATAAGATTATGTCTGGAAAGAAAAAAGAACTCTCTTGTGGCTATACATATACACCAATTCGGGAAAGTGGAGAGTTTGACGGACAGCATTATGATTTTAAAATGACCGATATTGTTGGCAATCACGTTGCTTTGGTTAAAGAGGGGCGTGCTGGACACGATGTTATGGTTAGTGATACAATAGAAAAGGTAAAGGAGAAATTTATGGGCTTATTCAGAAAGAAACAGGTTGTTGTTGACGAAAAGTCTGCCGAACAAGAAAAAGTTGGCGTTGTAATGAAAGAATTTAAAGAAGGTGAATTAGAGTCTGGTTCTGGTGAAAAGGTCACAGACCCGAAGCAGGCTATTGCTATTGCTCTCTCGGAAGCTGATAAAGTCAAAGACGAAATTCCTGAAAAGCAGGATGAACCCGAAAAGGCAGGGGATAAAGAAGCCTTAACAAAAGGAGAAGATAAAATGGTAGAAGATACCAAAGAAGAAATCCTTGCCGAAGATAAATGTTCTGCTAAGGATGAGGAAAAAGACCTGAAAGGCAAAGAAAAAGAAGCTTTTGCCGAGGGTGTTGAGTACGGTGAAAGAAAGAAAAAGAAGAACCGAAAAAACTTGACTCTGAACACGAGTCGGAGGGCGAGAAAAAGGCTCTGAAAAAAGAGGAAGAAGAAAAGGCTGAAGACGAAAAAGACGAAAAGAAAGACGAGAAAAAGGAAGAAAAGAAAGCCGAAGATAAATGTGCTATGGATATGGCTATGGACATTGACTCTATTAAGGCTGAAGCTCGTGAAGCTGGTCGTCAGGAAGCAATGGAAGATTACAAAGCCCGTGAGATTGCTCGTAAGGCTGTTCGTAAGACCGTTGGTGATGTAGATGTCTTTGCTTTTGACTCTGCTGATGAAATTTACAAGTTCGCTTGCGAAAAAGCAGGTGTGGACTTGACAGATGTTGCTTGCTACAAGGATGTCTTTAAGGGCTTATCTGCTCAAAAAGGCGGGCTGGCAATGGATGCTTCCCCCGTTAGCGGAAGTAATGAGGAATGTTTCAAAGACATTCGTTTATCTTAATTAAGGAGAAAAGAAATGGCTTTTCAAAGTACTATAAATCGTGTCAACACGTATGGTATTCAGGGTGATTTGGCGAATGGTCAAGTTCCGCATTACACTCCGACTACTCCGCTTGTTGCTACGGGTGCCACAGTTAATTGTGGTGATTTCGTGTGGGTTGATGACCAAAATGGTGTATCAACTTGCTCTAAGGCTGGTTCAGGGAAACCTGCTGGTATTGTTCAAAGAGTGTTAGACCACGCTTTAGCTACTGGTTCAGAGGGTTCTTTACAAATTCCTGTGGGAAAACCCTGTTCTGTTATTAACTGGGGTGATGTGTTTGTTAAAACAACGAACGCCGCTTCTGTTGGACAGAAAATTTTTGTTCACAACACAACTGGTGCTATTGCCGCTGGTAATGCTGGTGGTTCTGTGTCCGGTTCTACTGAAACAGATTGGGTTATTGTTTCGTTAGCGAACAATGCTCCGTCAGTTTCTGGTTCTGTTGTGATTGTTTCCAACGTGGGAACAGCTGGTTACACGATGGCTTCATAAGGAGAAAAGAAAGATGGATAAAGAAATTTGTAAACAATATGGTATTGAAATTGACCAATACAAAGTTGTTGGTGATTTAAATGAAGGTGCTATGGCTATGGATGCCGCTTTATTGACGACAGCCAATGCTGGGGTTCCTGTTGAATTGCTGACATATTTTGACAATCGTGCGATTGAAATTTTGACCGCAAAACGGACAGCTACGGAAATCTTCCCAGAAGTTCGTAAAGGCGATTGGACAACGGCTTATGCCAAATTCCGTCAAGTGGAAAATACAGGTTATACTCAACCGTATTCGGATTATGCCGATAATGGTAAAGCTGGTGTAAATTACAGCTTCCCTGTTCGTGAAAACTATTTGTTTGAAACGACAATCAAATACGGTGATTTGGAAACTGATATGGCTGCTAAAGCTAAAGCTTCGTATGTTGCTGATAATCAACGTGCTGCTGCTTCTACCATTGCTATTGCGACTAACAAGTTCTACTTCAATGGTGTTGCTGGTTTGTCCAACTACGGTATTTTGAACCAACCGAACCTGCCTGCTGCTATTTCTGCGGCTGCTACTGGAACAGGTAGTTCTCCGCTGTGGTCCAACAAAGACGGTAGCAAAATCTATGATGACGTTGTTGCTCTTTACAAAGATATGGCTTCTCGTGCAGAAGGCAATATTGATAAGACAACTCGTTTCAAATTGGTTGTTGGTCCGTCTTCGGATGCTGAACTCAACAAACTGAATGCTTTCGGTACGGAAACAGTTGCTTCTTTAATCAAACGCAACTTCCCGAACCTTGAAATCGTTGTTGCTCCTGAATATGATGATGCAACAAAGAAAATTCAGTTGATTGCTGTTGAAATTGATGGCGTTCCGACAGGTGAATGTGCATACAGCGAAAAATTGATTGCTGGGCGTGTTGTTCCGTATTTGTCCCACTTTGCTCAAAAGTTCAAAGCTGGTGTTTACGGTGCTATTGTTTATCGCCCGGTATTTGTTTCAACAATGACTGGTATTTAATCAAAGGAGTGGAGGAATTAAAATGGTTAAATTAAGAAAAAAAGAACAGATTGTGACAGAAGCTTTAAATAAGAAAGCCGATGTTTCTGAAAATGAAGTAAAGGCTTATAAAGTGGAAAGAGAAGCCGCCAAAGAGGAAATGGTTACAGTTTTCTGTGGTATTCCTATGGGACAAATCTTAGAAATGCCTAATGGGCAAAAGGTTTTGTTAAACGGACTTCCGATGTCACACGTTGTTTCCGCACGTAAGGGGGAGGGTTTCCTGCCCGCTGGAAAGTATGGTGAAACCGTACTACCGAAGAAACAATGGGAAGAACTTTTGGAAAAATACCGCAAATATGATTTTATCATCAATGGCGTGATTTTTGCGAAAGAGTCTGTTAAAGAGGGTCGTAAAGAAGCTTTGGAAAAATCAGGTGGAGAAAAACTTGACAGAAATTTAGGTTTCGACC